GTACCATCTCCCATACCCGGGCGCTTCGCCATCGGCGGGGCGCCCGGGGGGATGGGGAAGGGGCCGGAGTCAGGGATGAGAAAGATATAAACGCAAGGACGCGTTCATGGAAGAGCAATTCAAGGCTTATCGCACCTCCCGCCAACCGGACGGGAAGATTACCATCCACGACGTTGAAATTTTCGAGTTAGGCTCCCACAAGGGGTTCGATTATAGCCCGGAATGGGCGCAAAAGGCCCTGGCCAATCACGCTCATTTGCAAAACGGGGGCTATTACCCCTCGGCGATCATCGGCCACAACGACGGCAAGGAAGAGAAACCCGCCCGGGGGCGGGTGGCTAATTTCCGCATTGATGGGAAGTATATCAAGGCGGACCTGACCCACGTGCCGGAGCCGGTGTACGAATCCCTGAAAAAAGGGGAGTATCCCCATCGCAGCGTGGAGGTGAATCCGCAGGAGGCCAGGTTTACCGCCCTGGCGCTATTGGGCGGCACGTCTCCCTACCACAAGCTGCCGAATTTGGAGCTTTTCGGGGGCGACCCGGAAGCGGTGCGCATTCCCTTTCAATCCGATGATCCATCCACTTTGCAGACCATTAGCCAGGAAATCATTTCCAAAATCAAATCCATCTTTGAAAACAAGCAGGAGGGCAGAGAAATGCCTGACAATAACACCCAGCAATTGACCGAAGCGCAGGTGCTGCAAAAGCACGCGGAGCTTTTCAAACAGCAGTTCGGGATGACCCCGGAAGAGGCGGTCGCGGCGCTGAAGCAGGAGCGCGAAACCCAGGCGCAGGCCGCGAAAGCGGCGCAGCAGGCGGAAAACGCCGCCTTTGCGGAAAAACTGAAAAAGGAATACCACCTGGCCCCGGCGCTCGTGGATGAACGCATTGCGCCGTTCTTGAATTCACTGGCCGGGGACAGCGTGGTAAAATTTTCCGAGAGCGAGCAGCAGCCCCAGGGAAAAGCTTTCCAGGGCATTATCACCGGCTTTTTAGAGGCGCTGAAGGAAGAGAAGCTTTTCCTTCCCGGCGAGGAGCTGGCCGCCGGCGTCAAGTATGAGCTTTTTGAGAGCGTGGAAGACGCCCAGAAGTTGCACGAGCGCCTAACCCGGCAAGCCCGCCAGGCGGTAGCCGAGGGGAAGTTCAAAAACTTCCATGAGGCGTACCAGGCGGCGGCGTTCCAGGCGGCGGGGAAGTGAGGGGGATTGACGATTTGCGATTGACGATCTGCGATTTGCGATTGACGATTTTCGATTGAAGATTGACGATTAAAACAAAATGGAGGTAGTTTGAAATGGCAAAAGATTATCAATTGGGGCCGCTGTGCACCATCGTTGCGGGCGAAGCGTTGACCAAACGGCGGTTCGTGGATGCGACGGTAAAGCATACCGTTGACATTCCCGCGGTGGGCGTGAACCTGTTCGACACCGATTCCGGCGATCCGGCAACCATCCAGACCGAAGGAATTGCCGTGGTGGAAGCCGCCGGCGCAATTACCGTGGGCACCCATCACTTTGTTTCCATGGACGCTAACGGCAAAGCCGTGGCGCTAACGCTTTCGTCAGTGGCTGACGTAGTGAAGATTTGCGGCACTCCCCTGAGCAGCGCCACCACCGACGGGGATTTTATCCTGGTCAAATTGAGATAACGGCCAATCGGCATTGGCAATTCAAAATTGAAGACTACAAGGAGGTAGTTTCAAATGGCAAGCAGACTAAAACAGATTCAAGGGGAAACCAATCCCATTCTCTCCACGTTTGCGGCGGGTTTTTCGGGGATGCCCAACCTGATCAGCCGGCAAGTGGCCCCGATTGTGCCCACCATGACCGAAAGCGGTACGCTCTATTCCTTCGGGAAAGAAGGGTTGATGATTTACGACACCGAACGGGCGATGCGGGTCAACGCCAAGAAGATCGATTTCTACCTGAGCAAAGATACCTACCGCTGCGTGGAGCACGCCCTGGAAACCAGCCTGGATTATAAAGAGATCGAGGCGGCGACCCGCTACGGAGCGGCGCGGGTGCTTTCCCTGGAGCAGCGGGCGGTGAACCTGGTGCAGCGGGCGCTGGAAATCGAGCTGGAAAAGGGCGTGGCCGACGTATTGTTTAGCGGAACTTATTACGCCACCGGCAACAAGGTGACCCTGGCCGGCAATGATCAGTGGTTAGTCGCCGACGGCAGCGCCGGCAGCACCTCCGACCCGGTGACGGACATCGTGGTAACCGGGATGGCGGCGGCGCGGGCGGACATGGGCGTGGAACCCAATACCGCGGTATTCGGGTATCTTTCCTGGAAAGCCTTCCGCGAACACCCCACGGTGATCGAACGCTTTAAGCATACCCAGGGAACCATTATCACCCCGCAAATGGCCGCCAGCCTGTTAGGGGTGGAACGGGTGATCGTGGGGCAGGCGGTGTATAGCACCGATGCCGGGGTCTTCACCAATCTTTGGGGCGACAGCGTGGCGCTGATTTATACGCCTTCCAGCCCGGAAATGGTGGATGGCAGCACTCCCCATACCGTGATCATCGAAGAAGAGGGCTACCCGGAAGTGCGCACCTACGACATGAAGAAAACCCGGGATTATGAAGTGACCCGGAAGTACGTGGTGAAAAACGTGAGCACTTCGTACGGGTACCTGATCCTGGATACGAATGCCTAAGAATTGGCAATTGGCAATTGGCAATTAACAATTGGCAATTGGCAATTAAAAAAAAACAGAGGACAACCATGAAAACAGGCAGAATCCTGACCGGATTGGCGCTGGCATTTTTGCTGATTTGCGCCGGGGTGTTTATGGCCGCCCGCCCGCGGGTGCTCAACCCGATCTGGAACGTGCGGCTGCAAGGGCATTTGTTCGCGGACAGTTTGATTTGCGGGCAAAAGACCTGGACCACCACCGGCACTGCGGACACCCTGACGATTGCCGGGCTGGACAGTTCCGCGACGGTATTCCTGACCGCTATCACGGCGACGGGAACCCTGCGCGGCTCCGTGGGCAGCAACAACGACACGATATTTGTCACCTCTTCCGGGAGTGAAACCGGTGGGACAGACAAATATAACTATTTCATCGTTTGGCGGCAAAACTATTGAGGATGGGGCGATGAGCAAAAAACCTAAAATATTTACAGCCCCGGCGGAAAAAGAAGCGCCGGCAGTTTTGGCGCCCGCACAACAAAAGCCCAAAGGCTACAAAATCCTTCAACACCTGAAATATGACCGGCAGATTTTGGCGCCGGGGACTTTCCACCTGCTGCCGGGATTACCTGAAGAAGCCATTGCCAGCCTGAAAGAGCGGGGAGTGATCGAATAATGCCGGTATATACTGATGACACCACGGTGCTGGCGCACCTGCCAGCCAACCCGCCCAATGAAGTGACCGGCTATACCGATGACGACATCGCCGACGCCTCCGCCATTGTGGAGAGCAAGGTGGGGCCGGAATTCGGGCTGAACTACAAAACCGGCACGCAGAAATTTCCGGATATTACCGATAGCCCGGCGACCCCGGCGATTATCAAACTGGCGGCGACCTGGCTGGCGGCTTCTTTCCAGTACGTGCGCTTAGGCCGCCCGGCGCGGGAAGGGGAGACCTCCCAGGCGGATATTTTCCGCGAGCGGGCGATGTCGCTATTGGATGACATCCGCAGCGGAGAGACGGACGTGATTTTAAGCGGGGCTTCCCTGCGCGGCGCCTCCCTGGGCAGCGTGGATGATACCTATTACGAAAACCGGGAAGACCCGAAGGAGATTTTCAGCCAGGGAAATTTGGACGCGCATTGGCCGTGAAAAGTGCAAAGTGAAAAGTGAGAAATGATAAGCGTAAAGGTTGACAGCAAAAAGGCGCAGATACAAATCACCGGGCTGAGGCAGAACTTGGAAAATCTGCGCCCGGTGTTCGTCAATTTCCATGCCTATATGTTCAACCGGGTATCTTTGCAATTTGCGCGGCTGCGCAAGGGCGGGCAATTCCGGGGGGAAAAATGGAATTGGTTTGCGCCGCTCTATACCCGCGCCGATGGCACGGTGATTCCGGCCTATGGCGGCGTTCCGAAGGTGCGCGGGGAGGGGCGGGTTTTAGGGCGGCTGCGGCGCTCCGGCAAGCGGGTGACGCCTTCCTCCAGCGTGGTACAGGATACCGGGGTGCTGCGCACCGCGGCGCTGAATATCTTCCGAATATCACCCGGTGGGCGGCGGGTGGAAATGGATACTTCCGCCCGCCATGCTGCCTACCAGCACCGCCTGCGGCCTTTTCAATTTTTCGAGGATCCCCGCGACGTGGATACCCTGCGCAAGATGCTGCTGCGAAAACTGGAAGGCGGG